TGCTACAAGAACGTTACCCACGCTCATCACAGGGGTTCTCAACCTCTACGAAGGGCATGGAGCAAGCTTCCCACAATTTAGATTAAAACGTGGTACGAGACACCCCGTGTTCTTACACAGACTGTTTCACCTTGCATTAACGTCGACCGATCCTGGGTTAAAAGGACGTGCTTTTGATTTATTATATAGCATATCCGTGGCCTTTAAGAAATACAAAGGACCATACCCGAAGACCGTACTGGTGAAGCAATTCGCCGACTTTGTAAAAACCGACAGCGAATTGGATGAATTGGATCTTTTCGAAGAAACGACTTATTCGATTCTTGAAGGGGCGCGGCAGTTCATTGCAACGTGGACTCGCCATATTGATATCAGCGACTTTAAGAGGTTTCTACCTCGTCCAGGTCCTGGTGCCACAAACACGCCTACAGAGAAAACCGAGCGTTTCCGGCCTCGTGTTTTGTACAAACAGATCGATAATGTGCTCAACTACCAAGAATGGTGGTATGCCACCCCATGGCATGCATGTTTGAGATCACGGGAATTCCTCCAGCTTTATAATACAGCTGTTGAAGAGCCAGTGGCACGTTTTAAATTCGTACCCAAAACAGCGGGTAAGCCACGTGGCATATGTATTGAGGAAAACGAAATGCAAGTCATGCAACAAGCAGTAAGGGTTTATATGTACGACATGTTTAAACGTATGTTTTATCCTAATATTGCTTTGGAAGAACAATCCGTAAACGCATCGCTAGCATTACGTGCTTCGGCAGACAAAAAAGACGCTACAATTGATATGTCGGAAGCATCCGACCGCGTCTCTCGTGAATTGGTGTCTTGGTTATTCCAAGATAATCAGGAATTTCACGATGTTCTGATGGCGCTCTCCACGAGGTGGATAAAACCGCCAAAAGAGCTTTCTGCCGAATTTCCTGATCTCATACGCACCAAAAAGTTTGCGCCAATGGGATCTGCTCTTTGTTTCCCTGTTATGACGCTTGTGCATTATGCACTTGTGTTGTCAATCATTGAGCACGGTACGTATACTAATATACAGGATTTACAGAAACGCGTTTATGTCTATGGTGACGATATTGTTATACCGTCTGAAACCTGCGACGACGTGTTCCACTGGCTTCCCAAATTTGGGATGAAGCTCAATAAAACCAAAAGCTTCGTTAATAGTCAGTTTCGCGAATCCTGCGGCGTCCATGCATATAACGGCGTGGATGTCACCCCAGTCTACTTAAAGTATTCACCTTATCACGATAACGCTAAAGCTGTTGCCTCAGCGTACGCTGTCGAAGAACAACTCAACAAAAAGGGTTTTACTTTGGCTGCGTATTTCCAGAGAGCTGAAATCCGTGAACAGTTAGGTATTACAACTGACCTAGTACCGGAAGGATTATCTCAAGCTGGTGTTAGCCGGCCTTTCGACCAAGAGGACTTACGTCGTTTTAAATTGACTCGACGTCGGAAGTGGAACAAGAGCCTGCAGTGTTACATGTACAAGGTCGTTAGCATAAAGAAGCAATGCGTCAAAAAATACATAAATTATGACGACGATGCTTATTTGCGATGGCTTTGGATGCACACTTGCAATGAGGGGCCTCCGGGTTCCTCATTTGGTGATTGGGTTATCGGTGATTCCTCTGGCAATTTAACATTATCGCCGAGTCTTGTGCCTAAATCCGCATTAATGGAACAAAGGGTAAATGGGATCCTTGAATCAGCGTTACTCCGGTGTCCAACCGGACGTATTACGCTCAGACGGGATTCTGTTGTATACCATAAGGTCGTCTTACGGCAAACTGGTAACCTACAGCAACAGGGCGCCGAATTTGGCGTGTTCTGTTAATGTAAGCATAAG